GGTGCTTCTTGTCGATCCCAAAACGTCAGAGCTAGTATAACAAAATCAACTTTATTTTTAAAAATATATTCTAATGTAGATCTAAATATTCTGTCGTTTGAACTGCCGCTTAAACTTAAATTTATAGTCGTTTCAAAATTTAATTTTTTACCAAATTCTCTGCAGGTTTGATTCCAATTAACAGTATAGCTACATCCATTGATCAGTAACTTACTCAACCCAATTCCTTTTTAATATCTTTATCTTCAATCCCCAACGTTTGAGCTAATTTTTTAATATCTTTGGAGTCGTTAATTTTTACCATTAGGTCTATTTCATCAGATTTCATATTAGGATATAACTTGGCCAAGAACTTTTGACTTTTGTTATCCCCCTCTTTCTTTTTAGCATTAAGCCAATAGTGGAACTGTGCGCCCATCATTGGACTAACTGTGGTGCAGGTTAACCATTGTAGTTTAGTGTGTTTACTGCCTAGATCAAAGAAATGTTTGTTTACACGTTCATTGGTAGCCATTAGGTAGTAGGCCTGCATGTCTGCACCACCGCCGACATTAGCACCATATTTCAACATTAGATATGTACTAAACTTCTTACGATCTTCGTCTGTAAAGTTGTCATAATAAGCACGATCCTTGCGATCGTATGCCTGCATCTCATATTTGATTTCTAAGCTACTGCTCATCTACCCTTCCTTAGATAGTTTAGCACTTGATCTACACTCTGTTGCATACGGTTATATTTAGATTGTAGGTCATCTAAAGCAGCCTGTTGTTTGGCCACTAGGTCGTGTAATTTAGCGAATGCCTGTGTAGTTTCGCGTAGTTTCTTATCTTGGCTGAGCAAGTTTGGACGAGGTGGAGCATCAGGATTGACTGCTCGTTTCTTTTTCTTTTTAAATTGTAGTGGATTAAACATCTTTATAGTCCTCTGAGAGCTTATATATAATTATACATTCTTCCACCGCATGTTGTAAAGCTGTATTTTGAGTACGTTTATCATATATTTCCGCCCACATACGCTTTTCTATCTGTTGTTTAGCCAGCCAGCTTTGTCCAATCATTATGCGAGATTCTGGCGGTGCACCCATCTCTCGGGCATAGACTGTTTCACCGCTGTCTGAGCTTTCATATACGTAGGTAGCGCCCGGTTTTAGATTACCCATTCCAATGCCTCATGATACCTGCTATAATAAACAGGTTAGTGACGATATATAGTGCTACTATCGCTGTCCTAACTGCGGCTACTACGTCTGCTTCACTGTCCGTGATACCTTCTTTTTGTCCGAGAGCCTTAGCCCAAAGTCTCCACATCGTTAATCCTTTCTTTACCATATTTTACCGTAGTCCACCACCTCACTCTGTCGACTGATGTCTTTGACAAAGTAAGCACACAGTGGATGTGGTTTATCATTGATTGGCACTGCCAGCATCTGCCCTGGACGCAGTTTGGGAAAATACCATTTGACATCCTGATAGATGTCCACGATTTCTATGGGATGGAACTCTGGTTTAAAGCTGTCTAAGGGATTGAAACAGAACACGCTAAACCCGCGATCGTTAATACTTGTTAATGGGATAACCTCTAAGTCACCAAAGTCTGGTTCACCGATGAGTATCTGCCAATCCACAGGCATTTTAACTAGGTTGCCGCCAATGTTAAGAACCAACGCAGGGCTATTAAAACTTTCTAAAAAGATCAACGGAATAAAGAAGTAGTCGGGATTCTTTGGATCACTGTTGTCCAAGATAGCGAATCGTAGATCCTCGACCTCATCTGGTATCTCATTCATCTCATACGCTGTGTTTTCTAAGGTTAGTATATACATAAATTACTGCCAATCGGTCTTTTCAACAACGAATGGGTAGTTAGCCTCCTTGTAAAATTGCTTTCTTTTTGTTAAGTGCCTTTTGGCGAACTTACATGTACTTGTTATGTCCCAGATTTGGACGAAGTCTTTGTCTTCCGCTTTACGAATACCACGCCCGATACTTTGGATGACCCTAACAAAGCTCTTACCGGGCTCAATAAGCACAAGGTTAAAAACACGAGGAATGTTGATGCCAACAGCAGCAACCCCATAGGTAGCGACAATAACTTTATCATCCATGGTCGCAATGTCGTCATATTGTTCTTTTCTATCATCTGCTTTAGTGCCTCCTGACACGAATACAGCATCTTTAATTTTTTCTATCAGAGCACGTCCTGGTGCGATACGATCTACTAGTACAAGTGTATTACCCGACTTACGGATTGACTCTACAAGTTTAGCGATATAATCTAATCGAGCTTCTGTTTCAAGTAAGTATCGTAACTCACTTTGATAATCTTTATACTCCACATGATCAACTAACTGTAGGACGTTTACATGGCAGTTAGCTAATACACCCTGCTCTTGTAATTCACTGGCACTTAACCGGCCAATAACGTCACCTATACTGCACTTTAGACTGACAAATTCGTAGTCTTCCTTAGGTATCGTGCCGGTTAATCCCCAGCGTATAGGTACGTGTGCCATTACCCCAGTAAGCAGAGTTTTAAGCGCATCTGCTTTGGCCATATGCACTTCATCAACCATGACACAGACAACATCCTGTAGGAACTCACCAATGGTGATATCTACTTCGTGATTACGTGATCCTTTGAGTAAGATGTTTAGACTTTGCCAAGTACAGATAGTATGTGTCTTGCCAAACTCTTTACGGTCTCCAAAATATACACCAACATCTAATCCCATGTTTATATAGTCTGCTTCTGTTTGTGTGACCAAACTCTTGTTTGGAACGATGACTATAGTACGTCCATGTGGTTCACAGCAATAACTCAGTGCGGCTGTAATTAAAGTCTTGCCTGCGCCTGTGGCGATTTCTTGTAGGCACTGTGGATTCTCAAGAAACTTGTTGATGATCTCAACTTGATAATCTCTTAATACGATTGGCTGATCTGCCATAGGATGTCGAGCGGGCCACATAATATGTTTGAATGTATCTTCTGTTACTTCTTCAAAGTCATACTGTGTTTTATAATCACGTAGATCTTCTAGCTCTAGATGATAACCTTGTTGATCTAGATAAGGAATGATCTCTGGTAACAGATTAACATAGGTGCTACCGCCCATCTGGAAGAATGCTATCTTACCATCCCAACGTCCTAGACGGACTGCGGGCAGATATCTTGCACCAGGTATCTCATACTTGAACTTGTTAGATAGTTCTTTGCGTTCATGTAAGTCTAAGCCTTCTATCTTTACATTAACTTCATCTTTAATTATTAATCTAGCCAAGGCCATTAGTATTGTTCTCTTATTTGTGTTGTGCCGTAGTAGATAATTTTTTCTGCTCTACGAGTCCAGTCCATCTTACGTCCGCCAAACATCATTTCAAATGTTGTGACCATTAACGGCACAGGAAAGTCCCAGGTCGCAGGTATCTTTCCAGCATATACTACTTTAACACGATATGGATCATAATCGCTAGTCTTAGTCTTACCGTTTCTATCAAATCTAACTATCTCTTCTTCTTCAAACCTCGATAAGTCTATGTCAAACAAGGTAGGATTGTAAATGCAGACGGGATAACGATCAGTGATCTCAGCATAATCAAATATCATATTCAAGTGTGTGGGGCTCGGTGGTAAGTGTATGCTGTGCTTACTACCAATGGCTACTAGTGCTGTAGGATAATGTTCCATGCAGTAGTTTTTAATGTCATCGTCTATGTCATACCCACATAGGCCAGCATAGTCAATTAACTTGACCAGGTTATCTCGTCCAAATCCACCACGAGCTTCAATATACTCAATTAAACTTGTTGATGCATTGGTAATAGTATAACCATTCGCTTGTTGGACCAATTTAATCTCATAAAGTTGCTGTTCGCAATCGAGTATTTGTGCAAATAATTCCTGCACACGATGGTCAACTTCAAATCCATAACCGTTAGCCCAAGGTAAGATCCAATTGACATTGTATTCTGTTATGGCCAAGTTCCATAGTTTTTTATCGCGATCATACCAGGCCTTGCCCTGGCTAGCTTCTCTGAAACTCTGTAG